TGAAGTTATCTGGTGTACAGATTGTCAAGGTACAAGAGGGAGCTTCACTTGGTGGAGATCTTGACGAGTCAGGAGTAGCCAGCTTGTTTGGCAAAACTGAAGGATTTAAGGATGGTGATATAGACACCACTGAAGCAGCAGGAACACCAGCCTCAGTAGAAGCAGATGACTTCTAATGTTTCGCAGCAAACTCGAAGAGAAAGTTGCTGACCTTTTATTTGAATTAAATATTGATTATGAGTACGAGAGTAAAAAACTCTGCTATGTAATCCAACATCATTACTCTCCAGATTTCATTCTTCCGAACGGAAGGATTCTGGAATGTAAGGGGTATTGGGATAGTGCAGATCGCAGAAAAATTCGCGCTGTGATCAAGGACAACCCTGATATAGACCTAAGAATGGTGTTTCAAGATCCATATAAAAGGATTAGTAAGAAATCTAAAACGACGTATGCCATTTGGTGCGATAGATACAACATCAAATGGTGTGCTTACCACGATATACCTGTTGATTGGTTGATATGAAACAGGGTGAATTTATACGTCACGAGCCATGCGAGGTATGTGGCTCGTCTGACGCAAAGGCAGTTTATACATACAACACATATTGCTATAGCTGCCACTCTTATACCTCTTCAGATGACACCCACCCCACTTTTAATGTGCCAAATGTCAAATTCGAAGGAGAACCACAGAAACTCACCAAGCGAGGAATCAGTGAAGCAACCTGCCAGTACTACAAAGTCTACAGGGATGGCGAACTTCTCCGCTTCCCTTATTACAGCAGCAGTGGCTCACTACAGGGATTCAAAACAAAAACCAAATTAAAGGAATTCAAGTATGAAGGGAACACTACTGATACTCTCTTTGGTCAGCATCTATTTCCTAGTAGCGGTAAACGGATCACTATTTATGAAGGTGAGCTAGACGCTATGTCTGGCTGGGAGGCGTTACCAAATTGGGCACATGTCTCCTTACCTCATGGTGCAGCATCTGCAAAAAAAGATTTAAGGAAACAAATCTCCTACCTCCAAGGGTACGACGAGATATGTTTATTCTTTGACAACGATGAAGCTGGACAAAAAGCAGCACAAGAAGCAGCAAGTATCTTACCTGCGGGTAAGGTAACGATTGCGAAGCTTGCTGAATATAAGGATGCTTCAGATGCACTACAAAAACTAGATACAAAATCAGTTAGAAATGCTATTTATAACGCTGATCCTTATCAGCCAGACGGTATTGTTGATGGTAAAACATTATTAGAAGTAGTAACTACACCTAATACACCTTGTGAGCACGAATACAAATTAAAGGGTCTACAGAAACTAACCCACGGTATGCGTAGCTCAGAATTGACTACCATCACGGCGGGTACAGGGCAAGGTAAGAGTACATTCTGTCGCCAGCTTGCGGTTGACCTACTTAATGATGGAGTCAAGGTTGGGTACATAGCCCTTGAAGAATCCAATAGACGCACAGCTCTAGGGCTTATGTCTGTTGCCACAAGTCAAGCCTTACATATAGGAGAACATGATACTCAAACGCTTAAAGATGCGTATGATCGGAGCTTGGCTAATTGGAATCTATATTTGTATGACCACTTTGGGAGTCTTGATCCTGACGTTATATATAGCCGTTGCGAATATATGGCTCTCGGTCTCGAAACGAAAGTCATCTTCCTTGATCATTTATCCATCCTCCTCTCAGGTCTTGACGGAGTACAGGATGAGCGTAGATGTATAGATAAGACGATGACCAACTTAAGGTCATTGGTTCAACGCACTGGTATTAGCTTGTTTCTTGTAAGTCATTTGAGAAGATCAGGTACTGGCTCAACCTCTGCGGAGGAAGGCGGTAGAGTATCTCTCTCAGCACTCAGAGGCTCACATAGCATAAGCCAGATAAGCGATAACGTATGGGGATTAGAAGCAAACCAACAGGCGGAAGGTGATAGATCGACCGTACTGCGGGTGCTCAAGAACCGATACACGGGCGATGTGGGGGTAGCTTCAAACCTTACATATAACAAGGATACTTGTGTCTTCGAAGAGGAGACCGAATCTTTCAATCCATCCGAGGATTTCTAATGATCGTATTCGATATAGAAACCAATGGGTTGCTTAAGACGGTTTCCAAGGTTCACTGCCTTGTTACTTATGACACGGAAACAGACAGACTCAATACATATAACAACCAAGGTACATGTCCCAGCATTGTTGAAGGGTTACTGACTCTCTCTAATGCTAAACATTTAATTGGTCACAATATTATTGGGTATGACTTACCCGTACTACGTAAGATATATCCCCATTTCAAACTCAGTGGTAAACCTTTCGATACCCTTATCCTCTCCAGATTATTTTGTCCAAACTTATTTGCTATAGATGAAAAGCGAAAACATATGGAACCAAAGCTTAAAGGACGTCATAGTCTAGCGGCTTGGGGTTACAGATTAGGAGAGTATAAAGGCGAGTTTGGTGAGACGACTGACTGGGCTGAGTGGTCACAAGAAATGGAAGACTACTGCCAACAAGACGTAAAAGTAACTATGAAGCTATGCAAGCATTTCCAGAAGAACTTCCTGACTGGTGCTGGCTAGAGCATCAGGTTGCACAGATACTAACTACCCAAGAGGAATATGGATGGCATTTTGATGAGAAATCTGCATGGGAACTTGAACAAGATCTCAGAGGAGAACTGGAAAGAACTACTGCGGTACTTCGAAACAGGCACCCTTACGTTGCAGACACGAGATTCACTCCTAAAAGAAATAACCAGACTAAAGGTTATATAGAAGGGACTGGAAAAACAGAAGAGCACTTGCACTGTGGTCAGAAAACCATCATAGAAGAGTGTTCGTTCACGAAGCTAAAAGAACTAAATGTTACCTCTAGAGATCACATCGCATGGATTTTGACTACTCACGATGGATGGACACCCTTATCAATAAGCTCGAACGGCAAGCCCGTTATAGACGAGAAGGTTCTAAAGGACCATGGGTCGGATATAGCGATGAAATTTCTTCGATGTCTGGAGCTGAAGAAGCTTTTAGGGATTCTTTGCGAAGGCGTGAACGCATGGCTGAAGCTTGTTACGACGTCTAGCCGAATACATCACCATTGTTCAGTAGCTACCAATACTTTTCGCTGTGCACATCGACGACCAAACATTAGTCAAACTCCGAGCGATCTTAGATTCCGCGCTCTATTCACTGCAACAGACGGTTTCGTTATGTGCGGGGCTGATCTTAGTGGTATTGAGTTACGGATGCTTGCCCATTATCTTGCACGACATGATGGAGGCAGGTATGCCGACATCCTCCTTAATGGAGATATACACCAAGTTAACGCAGATAAGATTGGAATCTCAAGACGCCAAGTAAAGACAGTTTCCTATGCCTTTTTATATGGGGCGGGAGACCAAAAACTAGGTCTATCAGTTGATCCAGAGCTTAAGCCAGCCAAAGCCAAGGAGAAAGGAAAGGAAATAAGAGCCGCATACGTCGAAGCTATTGATGGATTAGGTGATCTTTTAAAAAGTATGGAAAGAACTTATCACAAGCGTAGGTCGTGTCCATATGTCAAGGCTATAGATGGTCGGAAGATCCTAGTCGATAGCCCTCACAAGGCACTCAACTACCTTTTACAGGGATCGGCTGGGATTATCGCGAAGCGGCAAATGGTTATAGCTAACGAAAACTTACCCCCTACAGCACACCAACTTGGATTCATACATGACGAGCTTCAATACGAAGTTCACAAGCATCATTCTAGGGAGTTAGCATTTACATTGGAATTAAGTGCAGCACTGGCAGGGGAATACTATTCACTCCGTTGTCCCATAGAAGCCGAAGCAAAAATCGGTAAGACATGGGCTGACGTCCACTAATTTATGAAATTACTAATAGATTGCGATTACATAGTATATAAATGCTGTGCCGCAACAGAGACCGAACTTGATTTCGGGAATGACGTCATTGTTGTCACTTCTTCCTTTAAAGAAGCTTATTCGTGCGTAGCGCGTGAATTAGGCAAGATCAGAAGGGAATTTGGCTCATTTGACGAGATGATCCTCTTTTTCACAACCCCTAATAATTTTAGGAAAAAAATTCTACCCGAATATAAAGGAAACCGAAATAGAAAAAAGCCCTGCGGTTTCAAAAGGGTGATAAATAAACTTAAGTCTGAGTACAAAGTTATTACAGTAGATACGTTAGAAGCAGATGATGCTTTAGGTACCT